ATATTCCATAAGTAACTGAACCTTGACCTTTAATTGCAGGTACTATATTCAATCCTAATGTTTGTAATTCTGAAATCAATCTTGGTTCTGCACTATCAGCTACTATTAAACTATCTAAACAATGTTGTTTATTTAAGTTGTATATCTGACTCGTTGTTAGTGCTTGTAAGTAGTAACGTTCATTTATATAAATTCGTTTGTTAGAAGTGTCTATATTGCATTCTATTAATGTAGTTGGATCATTACTAAAACCAAAATCCTGACCAAATACAGATTTACCTATTTGTTTATATTCTCCTATCTTCCAATTTGTAAATATAACACCTTCAGCTTTGTCTAACCATCCACCTAAAATTTGATGCTTATATTTTTCAGGTCTGCGTTTTTTTATATTCTCTATTTGATTTATAAATGATTCAGATAAGTTTTCTATGTTATCCTGATATGTTGTATGTATGTAAGTAGTATCTCCTTTGATTAAATTGCTTCCTGCTTCTACACCTTTATCTTCAAAGAACTTCTTATAAATAAAGTGTTCTTTTGTTGCAGGATTCAATACTAATAAAACCCTATTGTGTATTCCTTTAGTTCTTATACTAAAGTCTATCTTTTCAAAAGTTTCTTCATCTGTTAATTCTTCTGCTTCATCTAAAACCCACGTTGTAACTCCTGCTAAAGATTTAAGCGAAGCTGTTTGTGTTCCACTGCTTGTTTTAATACCTTTAAATAAGATTTTAGATCCTGTTTTTAAATTTACTATTTCATCTTTAGTTATGTAAAAATCGTTGCTTAAATCAGCTGTATCAATCTTATCTATAAATTCAGGTATAATAGAAACGTTTGCAGAAGTTAAAGTGTAACGTGTAAATAATATTACGTGTCCTGCTTCATAGGTTAATAGTAATAAAAACGAGTTAAGGGAATATGATTTACCACTTCCCCTACCTCCTGTTATTACAAAGTATCTGCTATCAGAACCAAGTAAATTATATTTATTGTTTATCGCTATTCCCAACCTTAAATATATCTTTTATATTAAAATCATTTACGTTGTGTGTAGCTTCTATAATTTCTTTAGGTTTACCAAATATATGTTCTGCAATAAATAATTGACCTCTTTGTGATTCCATCAATGTACCTTTAACAAAAGCTATCTTTGTTTCTTCTTCTGTTTCTTTATTATATAATTCTCCTAAAGCTTTCAGAAATACATTGTTTACCTTTTGTTCTTCTACTTTTGATTTACGACCGGCGTTTGGTCTTGCACCGCCTCTTGACTTTTCCATATGAAATAAATAATGATTATTCAATTTAAATAATAATAAATAAAATCTATAGTTGTTTAAAGTTTTAAATTAATTACTTTTAATTGTTTAACTAATTCTATAAATTCTTTATCATCTATTTTATCATTCAGTTTATTATTCCAATAATAATCACAATTATAAGCATCTTCTTCTCTATTAAATTGACCATATGATTGCCTATATTCTGATGCAGCTGCAGTGTATCTATAACACGTTTCTTTTGATGGGCAAAGATTATCTTCGCATTTAGTTATATCTGCCATAATCTTATTTGTTTTTATAAAGTTTTGCTAATTCTTTTGTTACTTCCTTCCAATGTTCTGTCTGTTGCATCTTACCCATACATACATTTCTGTTATATTCTTTACTGTATTTATTAAATAATATTTCTGCACGTTCTTTTGGTGTAATTGGTTCTATTGTGTTCATAACTTTTCTATTTCTTTACCCACTTCTTCCCAATATCCCTTGTAAATTGAATCTACGCTATATTGATTTAAAATTGATTTTATTCCAATTTGAGCACATTGTTTTGCAATATTCTCTATTGTGTAAAATTTCTTTTCTCCTTCTTTTTTCAAACCTTTGTAGTTTGATGCTTTAGCAATTATATCGAATTGCTTACTAATCATTTCTATTGCTTTTTCTTTTGGTGTCATATCTTATTTGTTTTTTATTTCTTGTTTAACTTCTTCTAAATATGGTATTTCTGCTTGTGAATCATTATAAAATAATGCTACTTTTAATATCTCATCAACTGTTATTAATGCACATTCTTTAGCTTTATATTCAGGTATTCTAAAACATACACACATATATTCTAAACAATCACATTCTTCAGTTAAATTAATATATTTATCTATTAACTCTTTTGCTTTTTCTTTTGATGTCATTCTACTATTGATTTAATTATTAATACTACTTCTAATGCTATTATAAATGCTAATATAATTGCAGATACTTCTACTAATATCTTTTCTTGTTTGTTTGTCATAATTTTATATTGTTATTCATTTTATAAAATGCTTCTAATCTATCGTTAATTAGTGTGTGTTGTAATGTTCCTTTTGTGTTACTTAATAGGTTGTTTAAATTATCTATTATTTTGTATTCGTATCTTGGTTTTTCTATTTGTTCTTTTAGTTCTTTTTTTAGATTAAAGTTTTCTAATGTAAGTTTATGTATTTCGTGTTTTGCTTTTTCAATATCAGATAATTCTTTTAATTCTGATTCATCCATAGTAAAGTAAGATAATACACTTGCTTTAAATCTTTTTAATTCAGGATTATATTCTTCATACATTTTATAGTTTTTTAGTGCGTGTATTACTGTTGCGTGGTTTAAGTCTAATGTATCTCCTATAGCTTGAAGTGTTTTATTTGGTTTTAATTCTTTTAATACATTACAATATAGTGAACGTAATTCTACTGTTTCTCTTTTACGTGTTCTTATGTCTATATCTGTATTTGTTTCTTGCTTAATTATTTCTTTTAATCTTTGTGTAATTTCCATTTAAAATAGTTTTTGTTGGTTAGTGTGATTTATTATTCTTTGTATTGCTTTATCGTAGTATTCTTTATCTAATTCACAAGCTGTTAGTTCGTATTTATAATCGTGTGCTGCTATTGCTATTGAACCTGAACCTAAATGTGTATCTAATATTTTATCGCCTTCTTTTGCGTATTTATCAAGCATCCATTTATATAAAGCTACAGGTTTTTGAGTTGGATGAATTTTACCATTATCATCTCTATTTAATTCCTGAACTCTTTTTAAATTAATAATTCTAACTACTTCTAAATTTGAACACCAAGCTAATTCTGCATCTGCAAAATTTCTATCAGGGTTTTTTTTATCCCAAACTAACCAACTTTTACTATTTGAATTTGGTATTAATTCTATAAAATGATTTGCACCCCAAATAATTTGGTTTTTACTTACTCTAATTAATTCATTAAAATATATTAATTCAGGAGGTTTAGAATCCCAACCTGATTTTTTATCAGAAAATTGTTTTCTGCTTTTTCTGTTTGTTCCTTGTTCGGCATTAATTCCATAAGGTGGGTCTACTATAGCTAAATCAAAATAATTATCAGGATATCTTGCCATCAATAACATATTATCTTCGTTTGTTATTGTTATTTTATCTGTTACTTTCATAATACACCTCTTAATACGTATTGGTTTAAATCTACTTCTTCTTCTCCAAAGAAATATTTGTAGTTTGCTATACCTTGTTCAAGTTTTCTTTTACCACTTTCATAAAATTCATCACTACATTCAAATATTCCTATATCTAAACTTCCTTTATCTATTGCAACAAATGTAAAATTATCTACACCAAACATTTCACGATATAAATATGCTTGTAAATCATAACTATATTTAGCTGCAGAATATCTAAATTCATTTAAACCTGTAGTAGTTTTTAAATCTACAATCATATTATCTTTTAATATATCTGCTTTTGCTCTAAATGGTATTCCATCTATCATTGATATTGCAGGAATTTCAAATTGTGATTTATTCATATAACTTACTGCTTCATCATTTCGCAATAATGCGTCTGCCAAACGTTCTGTATCTTTTAATTCTTTTGATGTATAAACTTCTAAACCTTGTGCCTTTGCATCTTTGTATGCTTTTCCTGCTTTTGTTGCTACATCAACTATTACTAAATCATCAATCTTATGTGGTTCTAATATCATAGTATGAAATAATTTACCATCACGTAAAGCTTGTGATTCTCCTGAACCATATTTAGTAACATATTTATATGTTTTTGGCGATTGTATAAGCATTTTTAAACTTGAACTACTTAAAGCGTTTTTACCTAAATAACCATAGTAAAAATCATCTTCATACATATTATCTAATAGTTCTTGTTTATCCCAAATCTTATTATCAAAAGTTTTAATTGTTGTTTCCATTTATTATTATTAATTTTAAAATATAGTTATAAATACTTAATTCTCTTGTTGTGCTGTTTATCATCTTGCTTAATTGGTCTTCATTCAATAAAGTTTTACCTGATATTAATTCATCTACATATCCTTTTAGTTCCCTATCTAAACCCATTATTATAGATTGTATTTTAATTAATGCTTGTTCGTTCATAAGTTAAATAAGCTGTTTAAGTTTTTAATATTTTCATCGTAATTCAATACTTGCTTTACCTGAACTTCGTATTCATCAGAATAATTAAATTCAGTTCTTAATGCTTCTGTAATTTCTTCTAATTCATTTTTTACAAATGTATTTTCTACTTCTGCCATTAACCAAGTAATGTTTTCTAATCTGTCAATAATTTCTTGCTTTGTCATTGTTTTTGTTTTTAGTTGTTAATTTATATATGCAAATATAAACAAGTTATTAATATAAAATACATTTTAACAAAAATTTAACATAAAAAAAAGAGTAGCTATTTACTACTCTTAATTTGACTTCTACAAACTGTGTATCTTTGGTCTACATCAGGATATTCTGTTTTCATCTTTTCATCTAACATACATCGCTGTACAAATTCTTTTTCGTGTTCACCTTGATTTGGTTGTGGTATTGGCATTTCTATTTAATTTTTGATTAATAATTTTTCTATAAACTTCATTAACTGATTCTTTATTATTTCCACGTTTCCAAAGAAAATCCATTATTCTATTTATTCTTTGCAGTGGTGATTGTTTACTCTTTGTCATTTAATTTTTCTTTTAGTTTCTGCACGTAAAGTGTTGCATCCATTAATTCTTCTTGTAGGTGTTGTAGCCATTCTAAAGCGTTTAAATCTTCTCTATCAAGTGTAACACCATATTTATTTATTCCTGTTTCAGAACGCTGTTTAAATTGTTCTATTACTAATTCTACTATTGTATCTTTCATTTGTTTGCTTTTTTAATTATGTAATACCAAAGTGAAACTATTTGTGATCTGATAAATTCATAACATAGTATTATTAATAAATAATTCATTTTGTAAATCTTTTAGCGTGTAATGTATAAAGTTCCATTGTTTTTTTTAGTGCATCGTATTCTGTAAATTCAACATCAACATTATTTTCTTTATAATTGTGTACTTCTAATCTATTTGATATTTGAAATTTAACTACTTTATATTTCTTTGTATATTGTATTGGTTGTATTACGTATGCTAAATCATTCCGGTTACAAATATACTGTGCCTGTAATTCTGATTCTTTTGGTAAGTAACTTGTTTCTTGCTTTTTAGCCATTTAATTTTAAAAATTCAGTTTCTCCATATTCTTTAAACCAATCTTTGTTTTCTTTATATTTATCAATAACTGCATTAATAAATACTAATTCATCTATAGAACTTGTTTGTAGCTTACCTATTATTTGTTCAATGCTATTTAAAATATTAGTAGTTGTTTCAGGGTCTGTATTGTAAATTATTTTGTATTCATTTCTTACAGTTTCTTCCAAGTCTTTATTTAAGCTATTTATTTTATGTTTTACATGTTGTTTATATTGTGTTGTAAAAAATAAACTTTCATTTGCTTCTAACAATAATTGACTTAACAATACTGATTTTAAATATTCTTGTTGTATTACGTTTTGTTCCATTATATTAAATTTGTTAATAGTATATTAATCTGATTCAATACCTTTTGCTTTTCATATAATTTTCCATTTTCATAGTATATTAAAAAGTGAGGCACTTTAAATTTTTCTTTGTAATTTGTTCTTTGCCTTTCGTGATTTAATTTAGCTTGGTTTTGATATGGAGTATTCATATACTTATATGTTATTGGTTTAATCTGTAAACCTAAAAATAAAGTATTA